CCCCGCCATAGGCGGGGGTTTTTTTTTTGTCCGGCCCACGGATTCCGTGGGTTTTTTTTGTCCGGCCCCGCCATGGCGGCAACCCGGTTTTCCGGCCCATGGCGGCAAATCCACGGCAACCCGGTTTTCCGGGCCCATGGCGGCGTTTTCCGGCCCATGGCGGCGTATGGTAGCCCGAACGTCCAAAACCCCGTCAAACGCCCGTTAAACGCGATTGCGGGGCATGTGGATAACGCATGGATTTATCCACAGAGTTATCCACAGAGTTATCCACAACCCCACCCGACTGAGCAGGCCTATAGCAAATCTCCGGCGCATTACGGGCTGGTAATCCGTGGGCAAAACCCTCCTCCTGCTGTTTCCTCGGCGTTACCTGCGATTGTCCTGCAAGTTTCCTGCGAATATCGGGCAAGTTTCTGGTGTTTGCTGTTTTCGGAACCACCCCCCGTCCCATCCGTTCTGTCTGCGAGTTCTCCTGTTGTAAAATTTTTTTTTGTTTAAAGCCGTATCAACCGGGAAGGACAAGGGGTGGGGGGTGGCTCCGATTATAGCGAACCCCAAAAACGCGCGGGTTATTCGCAGAACAATCGCAGAACAATCGCAGGAAAATCGCGCATTCGCAGAACAATCGCAGGAAAATCGCGCATAACTTGCGCGAAACACATTGACTCCTGGGGCGACGGCCCGTAACGTGGTGGGGGTGGTTGCTTGGGGACAGGTTTCCCCCGGCCTCATTTCACAGTTCACACCCCAATTTTTACCTGAAAGGACTATCATGGCACACCAATTCACGAAGGAACACCTCATCCTCCATGCGGTTTGGAGGAAAGCTTTCACCGAGGGGCAAGTAACAATCCCTGTCAAATCCCAATCAGACGCCACCCGGCTTCGCTTCAGCCTGTATAACTCCGTCAGGCCTGTGCGGGAGGGGAAAGTGGTTTCCCCCGACCTCCTGCAGGCAGTGCAGGAATGCTCGGTGCGAGTTGAAGGGCTGAGCGTTGTGATCCAGCTTAAGGCAAACACGGAATTGATGCGGGCCATCGCGGCATCGCTTGGCGGCACGGAAGCACTGGAAGCGGCAACGGCCATTGCCCCGACCTCCGCTGAGACACAGGAGATCGAGGATAGCCAGCGAAAACTTCTCGAGAAACTCGAGCAGGATGCGCAGCCTTCCCGCGTGACACCATATTACACTCGCTGAGAGGTTTCCGCTATGCCGATTTGGTCAGACACGCACAGGCCCGGTGACTATGCACAGCCTTTCCACCTTCCATACCTGAATGGGCCTGGGAAGTTTCTTATTGCATCGTCGCCTGATGAAAAGGACGTGCGCCGCGAGGGAAAGCGGTTCAACGCCTTCAAGGCCTCGCTTCGACGTTACACTATGCATCCGACTGCGCAACGTGCAACGAAACTTTCCGCTCGAATCTCCTACGAAAAGGAGGGCCGGCTTTGGGGGGCGTGGGTCACGACGACTTGGAATTCGACACTGGTTGAAGAGGTCGAAAAGCTTGTTTTCAACATTCCGTAGTTTTTACGAAGACATGCGCGAAACCTCTTGACGGGCTTAGCTCTCCCTGCTACAGTTCATCCATCGACGGCAAACGCGGGGCATACCGGCAAGCACCCCGCAGCCATCGACCAACCCTGTTAAATGCCTGCCAACCTTAAGGAGAGTTGAAATGTCTGCAAAGCTTGAAGCCACCGTGGAAACTGTAACCATGTCCGATGGCCGCATCGTCGACTTCGCCGGCAAGCGCAAGCTGCTCAAGGAGTCGTCCGTCACCGCCGACGGCAAGGTTGCCGTGCGCCTGGACTTCCGCAATGGCGAAACCCGCCTGTTCACCATCCCCGACGCGCTGCTGAACAAGTTCGCGGCTCACGGTGCAGAGCAGAAGCTGGGTGATGAAATCGCCGGCCTGAACGACGTTGAGGATTGCGTCCTGGCCGTGGATGAGCTGATCGACCGCCTGTATAACGGCGAGTGGAGCGTCAAGCGCGAAGCCAACGGCATGGCCGGAACCTCGGTTCTGGTTCGCGCCTTGGTCGAGCACACCGGCAAGACTGTGGATGCCATCAAGACCTTCCTGGCCGGCAAATCCCAAGCCGAAAAGGTCGCCCTGCGCAACAACCCGAAGATCAAGCCGATCGTCGAGCGCATCGAGGCCGAGAAGGCTTCGAAGAAGGCCAACGTCGATACCGACGCGATGCTGGGCGAATTGGAAGGTTAAGCCTCCCCCGGTCCCGGCTGGGCAACGCCGGGCGTAACCAGTGCTGCGTCAGCGCCTGGACTAACCCCTGCAGGATTCTGACCCCCTGCAGGGGTTTTTTACTTCGCGTCGTGTAGGCAAGTGTTTTTGGTAGAGGTTGGTTACTTGATTGACGCGGTGGTTATTTCCGGGGTATTATTACGGTGTAATGCGTGGGCGTTACATCAAACCTGTATCTCAGGCAACAACCAAGAAAGGCTCAGAACTATGCAACCAATCAAAGAGGAACTCCCAGACTTCGACGACCTCGACGCGCTGCTGGAAGAGTCCACAGCCATTGCCAACGCAAAGCGGGCGCAGAAACAGGGCCGCAAGCTCACCGCCGAGCAGGCAGACATTCTCGAAGCCAACCGCCTTGCCGAACAGATGCAAGTCTGGGAGCCGGTCGAAGCCGTGGCGCACTTCATCCACACCACTTGCTTCTGCGGGCACGAATTCAGACGGTTTAATGCGTGGTATAAGCTCCTCGAACACCGCCGGCAAGACTCCCGCCGACTCGTTCGCTGCGACGATCACGAAGGTCTGCCCTCAAGCCAGTATATCACACAGGAACAGGTAGGTTACTGCCACGAATGTCTTAGCAATGTCGGACTGCCACCCGCAAACCTCGAAGAGCACTCGGTGCTGACAAGCCTCGGCGAACCACTTGAGCAAGACAACGGGCAGATGGAACTGGAACTCCTGGCGGGGGAAGCCCAAGGCGACGTGATGCTGGCGGAGCTGGACGAGGCCGAAGCCGTCGAAGCCGTCGAAGCCGAGGAGATCGAAGATGAAGCTCTTTGAACGTCACCCCTGGATTACCCTGCTCCTGTGCCTGCTGGCTTACGCCATTGTCAGCACAATGGATTATGAAGACGCCCGTCGAGAGGAATGCGCCAGGCAGAACCTTTCCTACAATTCTCAAAAGGATACCTGCGAATGAGCACAGTGCTCTGCATTATCAAGTCGGAGACGAAGTTGCAGGCCTCAAACGAAGCCACGACTTTGACGATTGACTTGCCGCTTGACCATCCGGCAGCGAAGCTTTTCCCGCCCGGCAAGGCCGTTGTCTTTGCCAAGTGCCGTGTCGCCGACGGTCAAGTAACCATCGTCAACCCCTGCAAACCCTGGAAAGGAAAGTGAAATGATAGAATCTATCAAGCAAATCCTGATGCGTCGGGATGAAATGTCTGCGGACGAGGCGGAGGAGCTTATACAAGAAGCTCGCGAAGCCGTTGCCGAAGGGCAAGACCCGGAAGAAGTTTGCTGTGACTATTTCGGCCTTGAGCCTGATTACATTTGGGAGCTACTGTAATGCCTCGCCAACTTCCTGAATGGCTAAGTCAACCATTCATAATATTGTTCACAATGTAACTTGGAAGGAGTAGTAACTATGCCTCGCCCCAGAAAAGCAATACGCCCAGTTGAAAAGAACATCTCCCTCCCCGAAGACCTCGTCGCCCGCGTGGATCTTGAACTGTATAGCGACCTCGAAGGCAAAGTTCCCTTCGGTGCGTGGCAGCGGTATGTTGAGGGGCTGATCCGCGCTGACCTCGAACGCCGTGCGCAAGGGAAGGGGGTGCCCAATGGATCACGCTGACATCACCCAAGCCCGGCAAGAAGCCGAAGACGCCCTCCGCGCCCGGTATGCGGCGAAGCCCCAGGCTGCCGTCCGGCAAAGCCACTGCAACTGCGGCGAACCCATCCCCGAGGTCAGGCAAGCCTACGGCTTCACCAACTGCATTGACTGCGCAGAAGTCGCTGAGCGCGGTTCAAGGAGACGCTGACATGACAAAGCCAAAACACAGACACACTAAGGTCTGCTACTGCTCGGCTTACAAGTTCCCACACCGAGCCGGGGGTGGAAAGTGTCAAGGGCCGGGGGATCTGCTATGCAGTGCTTGCGGCGAGGTTGCTGAAGACACTTCCGTCGACTTCGGCATCGGGGCTTATGAATACTGGGGGGCCTGGGGCGTGGATCGGAATGTCCAGTGGGTTTCCCGTTGCTGCGAGGCCACACTGCTCAAAAACACTCCCGGCAAACCTGAAGCCTCTCCACCGGAGCCTGACTATGATGACTATGATGACTATGATGACTATGATGATTATGATGATTAACAAGTGGCACATCCGTTTCCTTCGCCTTGCACGGGAAGTTTCCTCCTGGTCGAAAGACCCTTCAACCAAGGTCGGCTGCGTGATCGTCGATCAGTCTCGGCGGGTCGTTAGCCTCGGCTTCAACGGCTTGCCCTCCGGGCTGGCAAAACGCCCGCCTCGACTTCTACTTCGAGCTCCTTGACGATGAAGAACTCGAAACCCTCAACTACCACGTTTACGAAGGAAACCTGTAATGTCACTCACACTCGAACAAGGCATTGCGCTGGAAGCAATCAACGACTTTCTCCGTGATCCCGAAAAGCAGTTCTTCCTCCTTGGCGGTTACGCCGGAACGGGGAAAACCTACTGCATCCAGCACCTCGTCCCGCTTGTCCGCGGCCGCTTGATCTTCACCGCCCCGACGAACAAGGCGACCAAGGTCCTCCGCGACACGCTCACAACCCAGGAGTATAAACCCGAGTGCCGGACAATCTACAGCTTGCTGGGCCTCCGCCTCGAAGCCAACGGGGAGGTTAAGGAACTCGCTATGCCCGAAGATCCGTTGGACCTGTCCCACTACCGTGCAGTGATCGTGGACGAAGCCTCGATGATTAACGCGAACCTGATGAAGTACATTCGCCAGACCGCCGACACCCAGAACATCAAGTTCATCTTCATGGGCGATCCGGCGCAGTTGCCTCCGGTCGGCGAGGCCCGTTCCCCGGTCTGGACTCAATGCCACGCCGCAGCGGAACTGCGAACCGTCATGCGCTACGACAACCAGATCCTGGCCCTGGCCACTAGCCTCCGTGCCCAGGTCGACCACCCTGCCCCGAAGTTCATCCGCAAGACTGACAATGCCGAAGGCGAAGGTGTTTGGGTTTGCAGGGAAGGGGAGTTCGAGCAGCGTATCCTCGACGCGGCGGGACAAGGCCGGTTCAGCACAGCCAACTGCGCGAAGGCAATCGCCTGGCGGAACGTCACTGTCGATGCCCTTAACCGTCGCATCCGGCAGCGAATTTTCGACAACGCGGCCTCCGCCATGTGGCTGCCTGACGACCGGATCATCCTGCTCGAACCGGCTAGAGACCTCAACAACGAGACGGTCGCCACCACCGACGACGAAGGTCGTGTGACAAGGGTCGAGGAGGAATGGCACCCGACCTGGCGGGAGTTCAAGGTCTGGCGGATTAGCGTCACGACTGACGACAACCGCGTGATCGTCCTTCGAGTCCTCCACGACGACTCCCGCCAAGCCCATGACCGCCGGGCCGAGGAACTCGCTCAAGCCGCCCGGCTCGATCGCCGCAAGTGGGGATCGTTCTGGGACTTCAAGGAAGCCCTCCACAAGGTCCGGCACTCCTACGCCATCACCGCTCACCGTGCGCAGGGCTCCACCTACGAAGCGGCTTTCGTGGACTGGAAAGACATCCTTGCTAACCGCAATCGCAGCGAGGCCTTCCGTTGCCTCTACGTCGCCTGCACCCGCCCGAAGAAGGAGTTGTATCTTGGCTAAGGCCCTTGCCCTGGCCCTTGCGCTTGCGGTAGCGATGCCTGCCTGCGCGCCCGTGCCGGGGAGTGTTTGGAAAAAAGCCCGCAAGTATAGTGAGAAAAGGCTTGCGGGGCTTAGCAGTCCTCGGTAACATCCATGTATTACCACACGTTAATGAAGGATACTTGAAATGGCACAATCACCTGAAATGCAGGCCAAGATTCAACTCTGGCGCCAGAAAGCCCGCGAGGGCACGCTGACCCAAGAAGAAATGCGCGAGGCCATCGCCGCCCTGCGCCAAGATCGTGTCAGAGCCGCGAGCGCTAGCGCGACCTCCCGCGGAAAGAGAGTCACTACCCGAGCCAAGGCAAACATCAATTCCGATGACCTGCTCGGGGAACTGGATAACCTGTAACTCAACCACGAAAGGCTCACGAAAATGAAAGTTACGAAACTGGAAATCAAACGGCAGGAATCCTACGAAGCCGACGCCGGGCAGCTCAAAGGCATCGTCACCCTCACCGGAACGGCTGGGCAGCAATTCCTCGTTCTGTCCCCCGGCTCTATCAGCCGGATCTTCGAGGTCATCAAGGAAGACGCCGTGGCACAAGCCAAGACGCAGGCTAAGGCCGCTGACCGCGCACTGCAGGACGCCGCTGACGAGCCGCTGCTCATTACCGCCTCCGAAGTGAAGGAGCTGCCAAATGTCTAAGCCCATATTCCCTCACGCCATCGACTCTACGATGTTGGCCACCTTCCGTTCTTGCCCTCAAAAGTTCTTCCGCCAGTATGTTCAGCACTGGAAGCCAAAGGCCGAGAGCGTCCATCTGGTGGCCGGCGGAGCCTTCGCCTCCGGGATTGAAAAGGCTCGCCGCGCGTTTTATGAGCGAGGCGTGTCCGCTCAAGACTCCGAAGCCATCGGCCTCCAGGCCCTGATCGAGCACTACGGAGACTTCGAGTGTCCTCCTGATTCCGCAAAGTCCCTCGAACGCACCTGCGGCGCGCTGGAGTTCTATTTCCAGAACTACCCGCTGGGCGGGGATGGCATGGAGCCAGTGCTGATGACAAGCGGCAAGCGGGGGATTGAGTTCTCCTTCGCAGAGCCTCTGCCTTTCGCCCATCCAGTTTCCGGCGACCCTATCCTCTACACAGGCCGGGCTGACGCGATCATGAACTTCGCTAACGGGGTCTACGTCGTCGATGAAAAGACCGTTTCGAGCCTCGGGGCGTCTTGGTCCCGGCAGTGGGAAATGCGGGCGCAGTTCACGGGGTATTGCTGGGCTTGCCGGCAAGCCGGGCTTGAGCCTACAGGCACAATCATCCGTGGCGTGTCCATCCTGAAAGCCAAGTATGATACCCAACAAGCCATCACCTACCGCGCTCCGTGGGAGATTGATCGCTGGCTTCAGCAAACCCTCCGCGACCTCGAACGCATGGTTAAAATGTGGCGGGATGACTGGTACGACTATGCCCTCGACCACGCTTGCGCGGAGTATGGCGGGTGCTCCATGCTCCAGGTCTGCAAATCCCCCGACCCGGAGTCCTGGCTGGAAACTTATTTTGAACAGCGTGTCTGGGACCCGCTGGCGCGGGAGGAAATGACGCTGGAGCAGTGGGAAGCGAGCTGGAATAACACCCCGACTATTACCCCGGCGTAATCCCCATGAGTTACCGTCAGTAAGGAGGTTTTATGCAATGTATAAACAGCTATTCTTCATCGAAGGCAGGCTCCTGGCCGAGGCTCCGCGCGGACTCATCATGCGCCATGCGACCTTCATGGAACCGACAAGTGACCTCTACTTCTGCGGCCTTTGCGGTGACGTGTATGCCCGGTTCCCTTGCCTTCGGCCTGACGGTTCCTCCACTCCCTGGCAGTCCTACCGCGGCATATGCCGGAAGTGCGGGGTAACGCATCAGCGGTGGCTGTCGGAGTGGCCGGGGTCCGTCTGGCGGTCCTGGGACAAAGAATTCCTCGCAGCACTCCCTATGCCTGTGCTGCAGTGGGAAACCGAACGGCACATTGAATCTTGGGAAAGGATACCAAATGGCTACCAGTAGCAAATCGAAGCAAGCAAACGCAGCGGTGGAGGCCCACTCTGCCCTAGCCAATCGCATGGCGGACGCACAGCGAGTCCTCGGACCGACGCTCACTGCAGTGCTCGAAACCCAGGCCACGCTGATCAGTCAGTTCATGGCCGCGCAGGGTTTCTGGAAATCGGACAACACGCGGTGGAAGATCGCCCTGATGCACTCCGAACTTTCCGAGGCCCTGGAAGCCGACCGCAAGTCCCTCAACGCGGAGCATATCCCCGGCTTTACCGGTGTGGAGGAAGAACTCGCTGATGTTATCATCCGCGTCCTTGACTTCGCCGGCCACCACCAGCTCCGCCTCGGCGAAGCCCTCAGCGCGAAGATCGCTTACAACCTGACCCGTCCATTCAAGCACAGCAAGGCCTATTAACCTTCCCCGGAGACCCTGCCATGGACATTCTGTTAAGTATTATCCTCATAGCTATTGCACTCTGGGTGGTAAGCTGGTTAGCTATCGGTATGGGCATGGCATGGGTCAAGCTCGCTGATAAATTTCACAACATCACTAAAGGAAAGTGGCAATGAAAGTAATTTCCATCGGGAATTGACAAGGTCTACAGTCAGTTGTAGTATTACATCAACATTTTCCGATGGAGATACTTATGCAAGACAAGGAAAGATTTTTAGCTAAGATTCGAAAAGAAACCTCTGGCTGTTGGGTATGGCAAGCTGCTTATGATGCTGCCGGTTATGGGCGGTTTTGGCTTGGTAGGAGAATGCAACCGACTTCACAAGCGGCTTACAGGTTGTTTGTAGGAGAAATTCCTCAAGGACTTTGTGTGTTACATACTTGTAATAACAAAGGTTGTTGCAACCCTGCCCACCTTCGACTAGGCACCCATGCAGAAAACATGGCAGATTTGGCGGTTGCTGGTAACAACAGTTTACGGAAACTTTCGGCTGCAAGAGCTTTAGAACTGCGAAAGCAGGGTAAAACTTTAGCAGCTATTGGGGCAGAGGTAGGCGCCTCTGCGCAGGCAGTTCATCAACTTTTGGAGCGTACTTATGGAAAAGGTTCAGCAAAACGAAGCGGCTAAATCGGTGCTTCCTGGATTTAATGTGTTACTTATGGGGCCGGCAGGCACCGGCAAAACCCACTCCATCGGCACCCTTGTCGACCAAGGCTTTGAAGTCTTCTACCTCGCCCTCGAGTCGGGCTTGGAAGCCCTCCTCGGCTACTACACTGACCGCGGCCTGCCCATCCCCGACAACCTTCACTGGCACATGCTCAAGGCTCCGCAGGCTTCCTTCATGGAACTCCTGGGCAACGCGCAAAAGATCAACACGCTGTCCCTAGACTCCCTTGCCAAGATGACCGACCCGAACCGTTCCAAGCACAACCGCTTCATCGAACTGCTCAAAGCCCTCAACGACTTCCCCTGCGACCGTTCGGGCAAAACTTTTGGCCCGGTGAATACCTGGACGCCTTCGCGAGTCCTCGTCGTTGACGGCATGACAGGCCTCGGTCAGTGTGCCATGTCCCTGGTTGTCGGCGGGAAGGCAGTCAAGTCGCAAAGCGACTGGGGTATTGCCCAAGACCAAGTCGAAAAGCTCCTTCGTATGCTTTGCGATAGCTGCCCCTGCCACTTCGTCCTCTTGTCCCACGTTGAGCGCGAGATGGATCAAATCCTTGGCGGGGTGAAGCTAACAGTCTCGACCCTTGGCCGTGCCCTTGCCCCCAAAATCCCGTCGATGTTCTCTGACGTGATCCTCGCCGTCCGCCAAGGCGACAAATGGACTTGGGACACTGCCAACGTGCAAGCCGACCTCAAAACCCGCAACCTCCCGATCCGCGCCGACAACCCGCCGACCTTCGCAGGGATCGTCGCCAAATGGAAGGCGCGTGGGGGTGTGAGCTAAGACTTCACCGAAGGTCATTGACATGCTGTAGCATCCCTCATACCATTGAATTTCCCCCGCATGACGGTTGGCGACTGACTGTAAAGCGGGTTTCGTTCCAGTCGCATTTTCTCTAACCTTAAGGAGCCTTACCATGTTCGATCCCGAACAATTCCTCGACATGCAAGTTACTGAGTCCAATGACACCAAGACCATCCCCGTGCCGGTAGGCGAATACACCGCAGTTGCTGAAGAAGTCAAGTGCCGTCAGTGGCAGTCCAAGCAAGACCCGTCCAAGTCCGGCCTCACGCTCGACATTACCTGGAGCATCGACGACAGCACAGTCAAGGAACTCCTCGGCCGCGACAAGGTCACCGTGCGTCAGGGCATCATGCTCGACCTCACCGATTCCGGTGGTCTGGACATGGGCAGGGGTCGCAACATCGGCCTGGGCCGTCTGCGCGAAGCCCTCAATCTCAATACCCCCGGCCAACCGTTCAGCTTCTCGATGGTCGCTGGCCGCATTGCGAAGGTTAGCGTCAGCCACCGCATCGACGGTGAGAACATCTACGCCGAAGTCAAGGGCGTGGCGAAGCTCGGTTAATCGGAGGATACCACAATGTCTGCTATTACCCCCTCCGTAGGTCGCAAAGTCTGGTATTTCGGCAACAACGAACAGGCTGAACCTTGCGATGCCACCGTCATCAAAGTGCATGGCGAGCCGTCCCCGCAGTCTCCGGTCAATTTGTTCGTGATCGGGCCTGAAGGCGATACGTTTGTGAAAACTGAAGTAGTCGTCGGCAATGAGACTACCGAAGGTGCGCACTACCGCTGGATGCCTTATCAGCAGCAACAAGCGGCAAAGGTGGCTGAACCGAGGAAGCTGTAAAGCTTGAAGCGTGGCCCCGGCTATACGGGGCCCCTTAAGCAAGGGGATTCGCAAAAGCTGGTCGAGGGCAAAGCTCAGAGCCAGCACCATACAGACGGCACCGATTACGTGAGTCCCCTTCCTTAAGCCCTCGACAGGATGAGCCCCGGCGGCAGGCCAATTCGCAGTTGCCACTTGCTGTCGTGCCTGTTCGGGGGCTTTTCTTTTGACCTATACTTTCATGAAAGGCACTTGCCCATGAACCCGCGCCGTTATCGAACTCTTTACGAGTCGCGTTACATTACACCAGACTTAGACTTTTTTGTCTGCGCGTATTGTGGTGGCAAGCCTTCCTGTTTCGATCACGTTCCCCCACTAGCCACTGTAGCAGCCTTCCCTCAAAAGAAGTTTAAGCATTACTGGCTCGTCCCAAGTTGCGGCTCTTGCAACCAAATTCTCGGCGGGCACTCCCTTCTCGTAACTCTTGCACAGCGTAAGGCTTACATGAAGCGGTATATTTCACGCCGGGAAAATGGCCGCGTTTTGGGGCGTTAAAATGCCAAACCCTATCCACGGAAAGCAAACCGCATGGCGGGCCGTTTCTGGCCCACGGCGGGGCATTCTCGCGCCCGTTTTCCGTCCCATTTCCGCCAACCACCGAAACTCATAGGAGAAGCCCTCATGCACACCATCCCCTTAGCCGAAATCATCATCAAGCCCGAGCGTCAGCGGCAGGAATTCGATCCCGAAGCCCTGCAAGAGCTGAAAAACTCCATCGAGGATGGGCAGCTTCTCCACCCCCCGGTGCTCCGCAAGGAAGGCTCTGCCTGGGTGCTGGTCGCCGGCGAGCGTCGGCTGAAAGCCATCAGCGAAATCTTCGAACTCGGAGGTTCGTTCAAGCACAACGGCGAGGTCTTTGCCGACGGCCTTGTCCCCTTCACAAACATCGGGGAACTGACCCTGCTTGAGGCCGAGGAAGCCGAACTCGACGAAAACCTCAAGCGTCGGGATTTGACTTGGCAAGAACACGCGGCAGCGGTTGCCCGGCTCCACGCCCTTCGCTCGATGCAAAAAGAAGGCAAGCGGGCCGAAGCTCTCGAAGCCATTGGGGAGGCCTCCAGTCCAGCCACCCCTGCCCACACCATCGCCGACACCGCCGAGGAACTCACTGGCCGTCGGGACGGCTCTTACCAGGACTCCGTCCGCAAGGAAATCATCGTTGCGAAGCACCTCGACAACCCCGCCATCGCCAAAGCCAAGTCCGCTGACGAAGCCTTCAAAATCCTCAAGCGCGAGGAAGAGCGCAACCGCAACATCGAGTTGGCAAAAGTCGTCGGGGCTTCCTTCAACGCCGACAAGCACACGCTGCTCAACATCAACTGCCTCGAGTATATGGCAGATCCAGCGAACGCCAGCAAGTTCGATGTGATCCTGACCGACCCGCCGTATGGCATGGGAGCACAAGACTTTGACGACGGCGGCGGTAAGTTCGATGGCATCGAGCACCACTACGATGACTCCTACGAGTCCTGGCAAAAGCTTATGCAGGCATGGTGTCCGCTGACTTTCACCATTGCCAAGGCACAAGCCCACGCTTACGTTTTCTGCGACATTGACCGCTTCCACGAACTCAAGCGCTATATGGAAGCTGCGGGCTGGTATGTCTTCCGCACCCCGCTGATCAACCACAAGGTTAACTCCGGCCGCGTTCCTCTCCCTGACCAAGGTCCGCGCCGTCAGTATGAAATCCTGCTCTACGCGATCAAGGGTAAAAAACCCGTCACCCACATCTACCCTGATGTGATCTCCACCACTGGCGACGAAAACATGTCCCACGGCGCGCAGAAGCCTGTTGCCCTGTACCAGAACCTCTTGCAGCGCAGTGTCCGCCCCGGCGACAAGGTCATTGACTGCTTCGCAGGCACCGGTCCTATCTTCCCCGCCGCGCATACCTACCAGTGTGAGGCCACTGGCCTGGAAATGAACCCGGAATACTATGCCTTCTCCATGCGTCGCTTGACGGAGATCAAGCAAAACGATCAACTCGGCCTTGACCTGGGAGCGTGAAATGAAATTTACCAGTGATGGCTCCACTGCCTCCTATTACGAACTCCCGCGCGGTGCGAAGGAACTCCAGGACTTAATCTCCCACCGGAACATGAACTCGCAAATCGGGGAGATTTTCCGTGCCTGTTACCGCATGGGACGCGCAGCGCACAGCGACGAACTCCGCGACGCGAAGAAGATTCTGTTCTATGCCAAGGCCGAGGTCGCGCGGCTCGAAGCCCTTGCAAACGCGGCTAAGCGTTCTGCTGACAGCAACTGCGGAGGTAACTAACCATGCAAATCCGACCAACCGGCCCCTGCCCAGCGAAAGTGATGATCGTTGGTGAAGCCCCTGGGGAACGGGAGGTCGCCGAAGGCCAGCCCTTCGTCGGCTTCTCCGGACAGGAAATGTCCAAGATGCTTCAGGAAGCGGGTATCATGCGTTCCGAGTGCTTTGTCACAAACGTCGTTCGCATCCGCCCGCCTGGCAATGACATTAACGCTTTCATCGCGCAGAAAAAATCCGACATTTCGTCTCAGCACATCATGCTGCGGGATAAGTTCGTTCTCCCGGCAGTCCGTGACGGCTTCGAACTCCTCAAGCGGGAAATTGAGATGTGCCAGCCGAACGTCATCATCGCCTTCGGCAATGTGGCACTGTGGGCATTGACAGGTTCGTGGGGGATTACGTCTTGGCGCGGGAGTGTGATGGAATGTGATCTTGAGCTGGCGCTTGGCTATAAGCCGAAGGTCGTCCCAACCTACCATCCGGCCTCCATTCTCCGCCAGTGGTCCTGGCGCCAGATCGCTATCCACGACCTGCGTCGTGCAGCCAGTCAATCGAAGTTTCGGGAAGTAATCCGCCCACAGTATAATTTTTTTGTCAGACCTTCTTTCGATCAGGTGATGGGAGTCCTTCATGAAATCTACAAAACACTTGAAACTGAGCGAGCAGGAGAGTCGAATCGTCCGGGGATTACTCAACCGTAATACGCGGGAATTACCGAACGGATGCTTAGAATGGACTGCCGGTAGAGGTAGTCATGGGTATGGATCACTTTGGACTGGCGAGCGTAATGCTACGGCACCAAGGGCTGCATGGTGCGCCTTTCGTGGCGAAATTTCGGCTGGCCTGTTTGTGTTACATAAATGCAATAACAAGCTTTGCGTAAACACAGACCATCTCTACCTCGGCACACACCAGCAAAACATCGACGATTATATGAAAGTTTGGAGGCTCGAAAATGAAATTAGCTGTTGATATCGAAACCCGTGCGGGTCATATTGCTTGCGTGGGTATAGCCTGGAACGAGCGTGATGCTTTGTGTATCCCGCTTATGGCCGTTGAAAAGCCTGATGGTTATTGGTCTGAGCAGGAAGAAGCTCAAATTGCCTTTGCCCTTTACCAAATCTTAACACATCCAAACGCCGAAGTTATTGGCCAGAACTTCTCCTACGACGCACAGTACTTCTACCGCCACCTCCACTTCATCCCCCGCCTCAAGCGTGACACGATGCTCACCCAGCATACGTTGTTCTCGAACTTGCAAAAGGGTTTGGACTTCCTGTCCTCGATGTATTGCGAGCACCACCTATACTGGAAAGATGAAGGCAAGGAGTGGGACGCGAAAACCGGCGAAGACCAGCTCTGGACCTATAACTGCAAAGACGCTGTAATCACCTTCGAAGTTGACACCGCCCAGCAAGCCGCCGTCGACCAGATGCGCCTACGCGAGGTCCACGACTTCCAGCAACGCCTGTTCTGGCCAGTCCTCGACTCCATGAACCGTGGCCTTCGTGTGGACACTTCCCGCCGAGGGGATTTCGCTTTCACCCTCCAGGAAGAAATCGCTACCCGCGAACAGTGGTTAATCGACACCCTCGGGGAGCCACTCAATATCAAATCCCCGCTCCAGATGAAGCGAATGTTCTACGAGACGCTCGGACAAAAGCCAGTGCTGTCCCGCAAAACTGGCGGCGTCACCTGCGATGACGAGGCTCTCCGCAAGATCGCCGAACGCGAGCCACTTCTCCTTCCTGTCACCAAAAAGATCGCGGAACTCCGAAGCCTCGGCGTGTTCCTCTCAACCTTTATCAACGCTCCACTCGACACTGACGGGCGCATGCGCTGCAGCTTCAATATCGCAGGGACGGAAACTTACCGTTTCTCCTCTTCCAAAAACGCCTTCGGCTCCGGCCTCAACCTACAGAATATCCCCAAGGGAGGTGGCGACGACGAACTCGAACTGCCCAACGTTCGAAGTCTGTTTATCCCCGATCCCGGAATGACCTTTTTCGACATTGACTTGTCCTCCGCTGACCTCCGCATCGTGGTGTGGGAGTCGGACGAGCCTGAGTTCAAAGCCATGCTCAAGGAAGGCCTGGACCCCTACACCGAAATCGCCAAAGAGTTTTACCATGACCCAACCATCACCAAGAAAGACCCACGACGCCAGACCTTCAAGTCCTTCGCACATGGCACTAATTACCTCGGCACTGCTAAGGGTCTCGCAGAACGCCTGGGGCTTGGAGTTCACGAAGCCGAACAGACTCAAAAGTGGTACTTCGGGCGATTCCCAAAAATCAAAAAGTGGCAGGACGATCTGAAAGACCAAGTCTACAAGCGTCGCATGGTCCAGAACGTCTTCGGCTATCGCTGTTACTTTTTCGACCGGATCGAAGGTACGATTTTCAATCAGGCGGCTGCCTGGATTCCACAATCCACTGTGGCCTGTCTTATCAACCGTGCCTATGTCAAAATCTACGAAGAACTGCCGGAGGTTCAGATTCTGCTTCAGGTTCACGACTCCCTGGCCGGTCAATTCCCAACGCACCTTGGCGACTGGATAACCAACCAGATTGTGTCGAAGGCGGAGATCGAGTTGCCCTACCCCGGCGACCCGCTGGTGATTCCAGTCGGGGTTAAAACATCAACAGCATCATGGGGGGACTGCGACTAATGCGACACCATGCAGATTGGCTCACTGCTTTTATGGAATATGCTTCATACGGGGAGGCTCCTCGACACCTTTATTTCTGGACCGGAGTCTCGGCAATTGCTGGTGCTCTGCGTCGGAAGGTTTGGATTGACCAAGCGTATTTCAAATGGTATCCGAACTTCTACATTGTCCTTGTGGCTCCGCCGGGGATTGTATCCAAGTCAACAACCGCCGGGGTGGGTATGAGCCTGCTCCGAAAAGTCCCCGGCATCAAGTTCGGTCCAGATGTTGTTACATGGCCGGCGCTTGTCTCCGCCTTTGCCGAAGCCACAGAAGGTTTCGAGTACCAGGAAGCCATCCACTCGATGAGTGCGCTGACGCTGGAGTCCTCCGAGTTCGGAAACCTGCTAAACCCGCAGGACAAAGACATGGTGGACTTGCTCGTCGCGCTGTGGGATGGCAAGTCCGGTAAGTTTGAGAAGAAGACCAAGCACAGCGGCAACGACAGCATCGAGAATCCGTGGATTAACCTTATCGCCTGCACGACCCCTTCGTGGATTGCAGGTAACTTCCCGGAATACATGATCGGCGGGGGCTTTACCTCTCGGTGCATCTTCGTCTATGCTGACCAGAAAGCGAAGTATGTCGCCTATCCCGGACTCCGCGTTCCTGGCAACCTCGACGCAATGGCAGAAAAACTCGTCGAGGACTTGTCCCACATCGGAACGCTGACAGGGGAGTATAAGCTCTCCTCCGACGCTGTTGCCTGGGGCGAAGCCTGGTACCATCGCCACTATACCGTCAGGTCTGCCACGCTCGACGACGACCGCTTCGGCGGTTACATTGCGCGGAAGCAGACTCACATCCACAAGCTTGCAATGGTGCTCGCAGCCTCCTCCAGCGACCAGATGGAGATCACTGCCGAGCACTTGATCATCGCCGACCAGATGGTGACGGACCTCGAACCTGACATGTCTTTCGTGTTTTCCAAGATCGGCAAGTCCGAGACTGCCCTCTACGCGGAGCGTTTGGTCTGGTTTGTTCACAGCAAAACCGCCGTGCCGTATCACGAAGCTTACCGCTACGTCCATTCCTACTTCCCTTCCATGCGGGATTTCGAGGATGTGCTGGCAGGTTGTATCCGTGCGGGGTATGTCAAGCTAGAGCAGTCCGGCAGCGTGGTTATGCTCCGGGCAGCAGAGGCTTTGCCGACAGCATCGAACAACGCTGGCCGGTCGTCCGTGGCCGCGGCATGAGGCCGAAAAAATGCCCGGCAATGCGGTTCTCGGGCCGCAGCCGGGCGCTCACTTCCCGCCCATACCCCAATGCCTACCGGGTAAGTCGATGCGCGGTAGCCGTTTAGCTTTGCCGCTCAAAATGGGGGCAGTCGACAAACCGACTCTTCCCCGAGTCAACCAGCCCGCGCCAGTTCCCGCCCCAGCGATTCTTCGCATTCCGCGCTTCCCACCAGTCGCCCAGCGGCTTCAGCTCTTCACGCGTTTGGCAGAGCTTCCCGTCCTTGAAGAAGTTAAGGTCAATCGCCAGCCGCTTCAAGTGCTGCGAGTTCATAGTCTTCGACCGCCCAGTCTTGATGTACAGTTGCTGCATTTCAATTGGCCGCGTCAGTTCCCCACCTGTCACGACAAACCCTTGCTCGGTAGCGTAAGCCACCAACGCGCAGGCGTCGAGCAGGAAGGTCGCTTGTTCCTGAACCATGCTCATTTGCCACCCCCGCTCAGACGTTCGATTGTGGAATCCTTCGTCCGACTGCTTCGTGTTGTGCCGAACTCGAAGTTGTAAATGTTGTCCAGATACCCAAGAAACCGTCCGAGCACTAAGGTGAAAATCCCCTTCACATACTCGTTGATCCCTTGGTCTTTCCAGACAATCCAGACCAGCATGGTGATCATGCCAACAGCCAGCACGAACATGAAGTCTGCACGATAGTTGCGGGTTCCGGTCAGGAGAAACGTTTCATCCCGCGTCCGGGCAGAGCCCTTGTCATCGACCTCGGCTTGGAAATACTGAAAGTCGAGCTTGTTGTTTTCCAGTTGCAACCGCTGGAGTTCCTCTTCATGCTCCAGTTCAAACTGCCGCAACTTCGCCAGTTCTTCCGGTGGCATGTCCGGCGCCAGTTTCACCCCCGTTTTCTCTTCGACCCATTCCTTACCCTTTGCCAGCACGGCGTTCCCGACAAGGTTGAGTCCCTGGGTTAGCAGCCCCGCGACAATCGGCAGCATCAGATCACCCCCTTCGATTTCATCCAAAGGTACAGGCCCACTGAACAGACCCCGACAATGTAAACAAACTTCGAAATCACGCTCTTCCCAACTTCCCGGTAAACGTGATTCGTCAGTTTCTCGATCGCCTTTTCCGCCGCCCGTTCGGCGATTTTTTCCAGCACGGAATCGTCGAGCGACGGGCAGTCCGGACGGCATGTTTGTGCCTGCGTTGGTTCACTCACTTACTTTCTCCCCTTCGTCAGGTTCAATGGAATTAGCACAATGATTCGGATCAAGCCAGTCCAAGAACCGGCAAAGGACGCAGCCCCAGCGCTTTCCTTTCAAACGCGCCTTGGCTGCTCGGCTGCTTATCGTTTCGTCCTCGTCGCCGTTGAGCAGTGCGTTGAAAAGTTGATCAATGGCAACGGCTACTCGACGGCCGTAGGACTTCATGATCAGTCCCCTACGGGCCACGCAATAACCGGCAGCTCTGCTAGCAATTCATTTATATCCGGTGGCGTGCGAGTACCTGCGTTGACCTCATTCAAAATTTTGTAGCAAGTAGCCCACACCTGATCTCGCCACAGTATACAAGCTTGCCCCTCAGCCGCAAAACGTGGCACACTTGAGGTGGCATATGTGCAAGCTGACAGTATACCGTCATAATTGTGTTTCTGAGCTTCCGCATCCAGGTGTGCCTGCACAGAGGCCGTATAAGCAGAAAGTTGCGAAGCTCCTGCAGGGACCACATTACGTATCCAGGCCCCTGCCTCGAGCTTGTAGGCGCCGCCTTTCCAATCACTAGGCACAATAGATACTGTAAGCACTTCGGCTACGCTGCTATTCAGGTCGCCGATGATCAGCTTTGGAGGAGTTCCGACTTCGATAGAGGTTTCTGTAAGGTTCAAAACCTCCGCGTCATCGAAAATGTACAAAGAAACTTTCGTATCCTTAGTGATTAAAGTTTTCATGATTTACCCTTTCACAATGAGTTTTGTTGCAGTGACTGCTGTTCCGGCAAAAACACTAGGGTTGTCTGGAGAAAGTCCTAGTGCCCCGTCTCTTTGTATATAATAGGCTTGCCCTGGTGTCAACCCACTTTGAGCATCATCTACAGTACCAACAAGTTGTATGGTAGCCGTCTGTCCGTCGGTATAAGCCGCATCAGAAATTCCGATGTAGTTTTCGCTGGTCAGATTAGTGACCATATTAAAAGTGTTAAGTACAAAGCCGTTATTGTTCTCCGTTACTACTATTTTTTCTGAAGTGGCGTCATATACAACTGACTTTTCATAAGAACTGGAAGCCGCGAGAGCCAATTCTGTTAAAGGTGTGATTATGTTACCTTCCAAAGAAGCTAAACGTGCAGCTCCAGGGTAATTTGTGGTGTTTGTGGAATACGCATAGACAAGACGACTTGTTTTTTCATCATAAGTAACACTGACGTAAGTATTGTAACCGCTAGAATTGATGGCGTATTCACTACCAAAGCTTAAAGTAGTTCCGCTTATAGTGGCTACAAGTGAGGTGACTCGATTACTTGAATTTGTGTAAGTAAAGACAGCCGCACTCGATGGTAATGTTACCGGCCGAAGTGAGCTTAGTGTCTCAGCACTGCGAAAAACGTAATTTGACCCAAAGCTTAATACTGTGCCAGTACAGCTCACTACCAAAGCTGTACCGTATCTTGTGGTGCCGTAGTCGCAGAAGACAACTACTACCTTACCGCTTGAAGCGTTAAAAGTAGCCTTAATGTTGTAGGTTGTCTGGCTATTGAAAACATACTCTGCACCAAAACTTATAACTGTTCCTGCAATAGTGCCAGCTATGGCAGTGCCATAATTACTGTTACTTTGGTCGCAATAGGCAATTACGACAGTCTGCGCGGCCGCGTTATACGCACAAGTTACGTCATTATCGGTTGTGCCTGCATTAAAAACATATTTTGAGCCGAATGTTATACTTGTACCAGACACTGTGCCTACTATGGCAGTGCCGTAACTCAAATTACCTTGGTCACAGAAAGCTACTAGCAATTTCCCTTGCACAGAATCGTATGCGGCAGAGATGCGAGAAGTTGCGGCACTGTTAAATACTACTTCTGCCCCAAAAGATATACTAGACCCGGAAACAGTACCCACCACAGCTGTGCCATAATTCGCGTTTCCTGTATCTCGAAAAACAATTACAACTTTACCGTTCGCCGCATCGTAGATACTTTCGACAAAGTTCGGGGCGCCAGAGTTATTAAAAGCCGCAGAACTTCCTGCGGTAGGAGGGTCTATGGGGGTAACTACTAAACCGACAGCTGTAACAGTACCATCAGAATTAACAATAACTTTTGAGCCATCGGAAAGGCTGCCAGATGCAATTGCTTGCACTTGTGGAGCAACAATCAAATTACCATTTCCAAGTAAAGATTGCCCGTTAAGTGTTTTTAAGGCTGTCCAGAAAGCATTGCTACCATCGGTACTGACAACTTTTCCATTGTTCCCTGCTTGTGCAGGCAATGTTGCTGAAAAGGCCTGCGCTATGAGCGCAGCCATCGTAGCGATTTGGTTTGAGTTAGTCCCTACCGGAGCTGTTGGAGCTGTAGGCACACCCGTCAGTGCAGCAGAGTTCAGAGGAGCTTTTTCGTCCAACTGCCCTTGCACGTTGCTGGTAACACCAGTCAGTCGGTTCAACTCCGCAGTCGTGATCAACGCCCCTGCGAGGATGTTCAACTCCGCGGTGGTCAGCAGCGCGCCGTCGAGGATATTCAGCTCCGCAGTCGAAGCCGTCAGCCCATCGAGGGTTGCGAGTTCGCTTGCGCTGACCGTCCCGATGCTTGTATTCGCTGGAAGACGGACTTCGCCAGAGGCGCTTGCATCCAGCAACGTCGTACCTGTCAGCGTCAGTGTCCCCGACGCCACGAGTTTGATCGTGGTCATCAAAGCCTGGAACATCGAGCCACTGATCTTGAACCCTTGCAATGTCGTGGCGACGAACACCGGGTCAGTGAAGACCTGCAGGAAGTTCACTGCGTCTTGCGGGTTTACCCCGGCTTTGACATTGGTGAGCTTGTTGTTTCCGAGGGACTGATCCGCCGTGAAAGCTGCCTGCCCGTCACGAAAGATCGCAGTTGACAGAGCTGTGGCAATGTCCAGAATGATCTGGTTGAAGTCATCCGCGTAGACGATCGTATCCGGGATGGCAGGGAACTGCGGCGCAGGCGGCGAGTAGGTTCCGTTTCCGTCAAGTGACATGATAGTTTCTCCGTGGTATTATTCCGCCGTAATGCCGGGGAGATTCTGTTCCCCGCCTTGTGCGGCTGCGTTAGTGCCCAGGAAGGTTGCCATCGTGCTCACCGCAGCGTGACTACGTGGAGGCTGCTTTCCAAGTTTTACCAGTGTAGCCACTCCTTCGGGTGTTGTCAAGAGCTTGTCCATTGCGCTGAGGGCATCTGCTTCGAGGAACATGGCCCACCTGAGCGCAGGCTGGCGGATGGGGGTTATTACGCTAACTTGGCCGACGTGCTTGGTCATACCCTCGGAGGCCATTTCCTTGACCTCATCTGGGGTCACGCCGCGAACGCTTCCAGGACGGCGGGCCGCGTCGGAGACGATCTCCATGAAGCGCTTGAACCCCTTGACATACGGCGCCTCGGGCACACCCTGCGACCGCGCAAGGCCAGCAAGCACATCCTCGAACCCTTTGGAGGTTTGGTCAAGCTGTCGTGGATCGCCGAAGGCTACGCGCAAGCGTTCCCCGATGTTATCTGGCATACGGTTGTCGGTGGATTTCAGCGCGGTTGACACCTTCCCGGCAAGCCAGGACTTGGCCGCGTCTTGGTAAACCTCCGGTTGTCCAGCTTGGCGGAAGGCCTTTTCCAGGGTCAGGATTTCGGAGGAGGTTGCACCGGGAGTGGTGCCCTTTTCGAACACGCTGAATAGCTTTGTCTGCGGGGATTCAACCGCATCGAGGGCTCCCGAGCGTCCGGCGATCCGTCCGACGACAGACTTCTTCATCGCGTCAACTGCCGGTGTTGCGGCTTGGTATGCAGCATTGGCTTTTCGAATCGGCTCGAAGGCGTTGCCGAAGTCATCTCGCAGTTCGCTAATCTGCTTCCCCACCCACTTGGCGGCGCCAGCATCCAGCCCGCTCGTCGCGAGGTTCACCGGCTTCAACCGCCCTGCGGCGTCCTTAAGGATTTCGTTCAGTTGCAGTGGCTCGGTGATGAAGCCCTCAGGTGTAACAAGCCGCTCCCGCAAGTCCATCAACATCTTCGACTTCGAGGTGTTCGGAACGGAGTTCGCGAGGTCGGTAAGCTTCTGGTAGGCCGCTGCAACCGCTGTTTCCGGCACGGTCAGTTGTCCAGACTGCAGCAACCCGTCGTCATAGGCTTTTTGCCAAGCATTCGTGCGGGCACGCTTCACCGCGTCGATTGCTGCCGTTGCGGCTTCTTGGGCATTGTTCGCAAGTACTTGTGGCATACGAATCTGCCCAGGCAGGTTAGCCATCTGCTCTTCAATTCCGAAAGCGATTTGCTGAGGTTGCCTGCGAAGTTGTTCGGTGACATTGCGGCCATGTCTGCTGTTCGCCAGCGCATCCACGTAAGCGTCGATGTTCGAGGCTCGCGGCATGGCTTGGCTGAGGTTGATCGGGATGCCAGCGGCTCGGGCAGCTTTCATTCGCTCGATTGCGACGGCAATGTCTTCTGGCCGTGCGTCGGCAAGGGCTTCGCGCGCAAGCGTTTTGCGATTGGTTTTCGCGGCTATGAGGAGGCCTCCGGTCAGACCTCCGGCAAGCCCACCAGCCACGCGGGTCACTGCGTTGTCGCCGAGGGTGGCAGCTGCTGCTTCGCTTCCTGCTCCGGAGCTTGCACCGATCAATGCCGAGCGGACAGGGGCAACCAGCCCACCAGGGCTTGCGACGGCTCCGACAGTAGCTTCGCCGATATTGCCAATCACCTTGCCGGCTTTGGTTTTCGGTTCAACAGCTTCGCGGATAGCTTGGTCAGCTGCAGAGATTTCCTTGTAGGCAGGGATAGGGACTTTCGTCCATTCAGGGGTCGGCATCCTTTCCTCCAGCCAATCCCCGGCCTGCATGACGAGTCGCGGAACCGAAGTCAGCCCGCCGTAGATCGACTTCCCGATCACGCGAGCGGTTTCTTCGAGATCTGACGGCTCTTCCTTCGTGGCTGCTACTGGTGCTTGCTGAGCCTTCGACAGAATCGCCTGCAATGCCGCCCGCTGTTCCGGAGTCGGATTGTCCGGCATATCCACCAGTGTCCCATCGGGCATTTTTACGACTGGCATTATTGACCTCCGAAGTTTTTCAGGTACTGGTCAAGGGGGATCGGATTGCCAGGACCACTGCCGCCAGCATTAGCTGGAGTCGGGAAGCCCACCGTCGTCGGAGCCACATCCCACAGGCGAGCAGCCTCAGGGTAGTTCTTACGCAGGTTAGCTTCGACTTGGTTCGCGTATTGTATGTCCTGGGCCGCGCTGTTCCGTAGCATACTGATGATTTGCTGACGACCTTGCGGTGTGTTGATCAGTTGCGGGAATTGCTGTTCAAAGCGCTTGCGGTCTTCGTCCGTCATCGAGCGGCCGACACCGTTGCCGGCTGTCAGGACCTTCGCGACTTGCTGGGCAAGGATTGCGTTGTACTCTTCCGACCGGCCGAGTTTGTTCTGGTCCACAGGCACGCCGAGAGTTTGCGCAAAGGCTCCAATCGTGGTGGCGATATTCGCCGTCGGTCCGCTGAACACGCCCTTGTTGTTGAGCTCCTCAAGGCGGTTCGCCGCGAAAATCATCTGCTGGGCTTGCTGCTTCCCGATGCGGGCGCTGTTAATCAGCTCGGCTGTGGATTCTCCAAGCTTCTGCATCAGGGCGTGGTCGCCCCTGTTGACAGTGTTGTGGACAGTGACCTTCGGCGCGTTATCGAGTTTCTTGTATCCGGTTGCGCTTGTCTGGTACAGGTCGCCGCCGATGGTTTTGAGGTCGAACGGCTGCTGCCCCGACGGGTTGCCGGGGGTTGCGTAGTTTCCGCTGGAATCGAGCAGTACTTCACCCGGAGCAAATGCTTTGAGTTCGCGCTTCGGCTTCCAAGCCGCCGGGTTGCTGGTGTTCGCCAGCACGCTTTCCGGCGTAGCGATACTCAGCAGGTCCTTCGGCGTGAGCTGGTTCTTGCCTTCTTCCTTGAGCTGGTTCATTGCCAGATCGCGGAGGACAGGATGGTTGGATGCCAGCGCATCGAAGATTGCCTTCTTCCGGTCGCCAGGGACTTTGACCATCTGCGGTGTACCATCCTCGCCAGGAGCCATTGCCATCGACGGAGCCTCATAGCCCTGCATGGTTTTGTAATACTGCTCCAGCCCGCTCTTCAGTTCATCCCTATAGCGCTGGCTCAGCGCCGTGCGGTCAGCCTTAGCCTCGTCGGATTTCTTACCTGCGACGTAACCTTCAAGCAGCTTCGCCAGCACATTCACGACGGAGAGCTTCACCCCCGGCTGCTGCGGCATTTCCATCGGGCGAAGCGCGCTCGCCTGCAGCGCATCAGCAATCGCCTGCTTCCGCTTGATAGCATCGGCTTCGGTTTCGAAGTCATATGTCGGCATCATTGGCACAGTAAGCTCCTTTATCCGTGGGTATTACTCTGCGGTAATACATGGGTGTTTTTCCGCAGGGCAAACGGCGCAGTCCCTGTCAGGTACAAGTGGCGGACGTTGCCGGTGTTGAACACGTCTTCGTCGCGGGGATAGACCTCCAGCGCGTCGTAGTCTCCGAAACCGCAATCCCGCTTCACAGCCATCAGGTCTTCCCAGGACAATGGTGCGTCGGAATAGTCTGTCCGCGCAACGGACAACCGCCAGACTTCACCTTGCTTGAACAAACTCGCCACAAACTCAGGGGAATGCCATGCTGCAACAGCACTCTCCCCAAGCGGGCTTTGATGATTAGGGACGACTTGTTCCATGTTAGAACAACGCCGCAAGACCGGCAAACGTGCCTGCCGGAGCCCTCATCACTGCACCGCCGAGGCTTGCCAAGCCCCCCAGCATCGCGTTGTTTGACCCAACGCCAGCTTGGTAATTCGCCAAATCCCCTTGATAGGAGTTGTACACCGACTGTGCGATCGGACTTGCCCCGACCTGTGCCCCACTGTTCGTGGAGCCGAAGTTCGGCATCTGCGCCTGTGCGCCAGTCCGCAATGCGTTCAGTTCATTGAGAATCTGATTCCGCACAGCAATTGTGTTGTTGAACTGGTCCTGGTTGTTCATGCGCTCCATGTTGAACTGGTTCGCCGTAGAATTGTCCTTCGCAGTTTCCTGCGCCGTTTCCGCTCCATACCAGTTCCGACTTGCCGTGTCCAGCCCATTAGAGATTCCGGCCAAAGCCGCGGCTTCCTGTGTCGGCAGTGTGCGAAGGGTGTTGGCTTCGTTGACGCCTTGCTGACGAGCCTGCAGGCCCATGTTGAACAAACGCTGCATCGCTTCATCGCTACCAGTGATGGCATCGTTCATTGCAGAGGCGTAGGCATCATTACGCGCGTTGTTAAAGTTTTGCAACTCGCGATTGTAAGCCTCACTGCCCTGCGTGATCCCCTGCGCAGCAAGACTGGAAATCAACTGATCCTGAGCCTGGGAGAACCGGGGGTCGAGGCGGGCAGTCGCACGACTATACAGCGCATCTTCAACTGCCTTTCGGGTACTCTCGTCGGCAGTCGGCATCGCCGGCGCGGAGTTGTAGTTGAAGTCCTGACCGTAGAGGTTGCGCAGGCGGGAAAGCTGCTCCGCCATACCTTCACGCCCGGTGGCGGCGAGTTCAGTTGACCCTTGCAGAGAAGGTTGTAGGCTGGTGTAGCGACCATTGACGCCTGCGCGAATACCGTTAATGTCGACAGGGTTGACACCGTTGAGCGGCTGCGACAACGTGTTCGTCGTGTTTGTCAGCGCACTGTCAATCGCTCCCTGCAACCCTTGGCTCGTGGCAAGGCTGGAGTCCAGCAAGGACTGAATACGAGGGTCAAGCGTGACGGTGGAAGTCCAGGCATCCGGGTTGTAGCCAAAGTCTTCCTTTTTCGGGGCTGTCGGTGCAGTGCCAGTGAACTGCTGCTGAGGTTGGTACCACCAGCCACCGTCACCAATCCCATAGCCCTGGCTCTGGCTTTGATTGTTGTTGAAGTTCGACAGCGCGGTGTTGTAGTTCCCGAGCTGCTCGTTATACAACTGCAGAGCCTGGTTGTAACCTTGCTCGTTCCAGTCATTTCCGCCACGCGCCCAAGTCAAATTCCCCCAAGGCGTCTGCTGGTTTGCACGGTTGAGGGCAGTAGTAATCCGAGCCGCGTCGATGTTGGCGGCGCCTTGTGCATTGGCAGTTGCGATTGGATCGGGAGGCGGCGGAGCGTCGTTACCGCCGAAGATTGCATCTACGATTCCACCCATTTACATTCCCCTTTGCTCATTCCAAACATCAGCAAATCTCCAAAATCGAAGCCTCTGAGGCAACCTTCGAGGCGGAACCCTGTTTTTGCGGCCAGGCGCTGACACAGGGTATTCGACGCTTCGATTGAGGCTGTCAGGCGGCTTACCTGGAGCGTGATAAAACCGTGAAAAAACATCCTGCGGCAGAACTCCGGCGTGAACCAGTGCTTTGCCGCAGCCGCGATGTGCAAATTGCTGTTTCCCCGGCAGGGAGGGGTGAAAACTGCCACCCCGGCAATCTGACCATCGTCAGTTAAACTCATAATTCCGGTCGTACCACCGGGAAAGGACAATCCTAACGCAGTTTCTGCGAACTTGAGGGCTTCAGGAGTGAGGTCCGCGACCTTCACAGCATACCTCCGCGCTGAATGATCAAGTCCGTAGCAATCCATGTCATGTTAATGCCTTTGGTTGTCACGCGCAAGCGCACAGCGAGGGCATAGCCTGGTTTGTGGAAAACTGATCGCCACTTCGCCACGGTGGAAGCTCCGGAAGACCAATAGGCTTCGTCCCACTTCGATTGGTCCCAACGGGATTGGAACTGAACGTAGGTGATGGCAGAGCCAGTGATTGGGTCGGTTTCGTCGTAGTCAGTATCGACTCCGACTTTGAGCTTCAACGAAGCATTGGTCGTGACGATTGGTCGAACGAGCTTGACATGATTCATCGCCCCACGAGTCGGGTAGGTAAAGGCAGTTTTGGCTGTTGCGTCAATAGGCTTGCCGACGTCGTCAGTCCCGGTCCAGGCTTGGTAAACCTTGTTGTGGAGGGCGAAGTAGAGCTTACCGTCGTGCGGTGCCCAGACTTCCGCAGGCATTCCGACGAAGCGCGTCCAGGCACCCGTTTGCGTGTTCATTGCAAATTGGTAGCTGTAGACGGAGTTAATGTCGTGCCGGCTGAGCACCGGGACATTGACCAGCAGCATGGTGGCTTCCGGGAACATCACCGGCTGCCAGCCGTAAAGGCCGGAGAATGTCTGCGTGTAGTCAACCCAGGCACGGGAGATTTTGTCACTCACAGCGGCGCGACGGTCGACAGTAGCAGACTGCAGCGCCTTCGACAGCGGGTAGAGCCCTTGGACTGTGAGCAGGCACAGATCGCCCCCGACCCTTACAAGGCATCGTTTTGACATAGGCTTGCCAACGTAGTAGATGCCCTTGAGGGACCACGCGGAAGCACTGGAAGGATCGGTGCCAGTGTAGACGGCGACTTCGCCTTCGGAGGTGACAGCTGCAAAATAGTCCTCCGGGCCGTTGCCGCCGTCGAGGGTCCAAGCATCCGTCGCCACCAGATAACCCCCACGACGGAACAAGGCTCCGAGGGGGAACTCCGAGGCCGAGCCAGCGACACTGTTCACCGGCAGATACCAGAATGACAGGGAGTTCTTAACCGTGAAAAACAATCGAGATTTGAACAGGCTGACGTTGGTAATGTCTGCGGAAATGACGCCGGACAGTGCCGGAGTGGATAAGGCATCCAGCACAGTCCACGCCGCTCCATCGAAGTACCGGGACTTGTCCACGCCATTGCAGCACCAGAGAAAGCTCCCGCCAGACGTGGTGATGTTCACTGACTGCCATTCAGCGTTGGTCGCTGCGCTGGAAGCGGCATCAATCGTACCGCCTGCCGTCACGTCATACAGCCCGTCATTCGCACCTGCAAAAAGCTTGGCCGCTCCATTGGCGGCCTTGAAGGAAAGGAGGGAACGGATATTGCGAGGACTGCCGGGTTCTGTGTCTGCGGGGATTGTTGCGAGCAGCGCACTCCCTGGGCGCAGCATCACGTCGCTGGTGCGCGGGAAGAAGTTATCCAGAAACACAGCATCTTGAGCAGGCATATCCGCAATCGGATCGCGGGCGTTCCAGCCACCAACTGGTGCTGGAATGTTTTTACCTGCCGAAGTTGGCGCGGCAGCCGATTTCATGACTTGGCGCATTAGGAGATACTCCAGTTACCTGCCGGGACAAAGACACCTGGTTGGATCATGCCGGAGCCTTCATTCATGGACATGGGTTGCTTGGTGCCGTCGGCGCCAGCGGCCTCGGCAACGGCAGCTTCATACAGCCGGAACGATTCCATGTAGGGCAAGCCTTTTTCCTCCTTCCAACGCCACCGCAGGCCGAGAAGGAGCAGGGTCTTGTCGAGCAGGAACGTGTCATCGTCGCGAGTGAAGAAGGCCTTTGCCGTCGGCGTGGCTGTGGAATTGTCCTGCACGACACCTTCGGAGGCATATTCGAAGGCCATCGTGTGGCCTGCCGGCATGTCGGGGATGATCTTCAACCGACCTTGCTGCACGCGGTACTGGTAGAAGGGGCCGGACATGGGCAGGGCTTGCAGCACTTGCCACTGCTGCGGAGAGCGGGGGCCGAAGACCGGGAGTCGGCGCGTCCGGTCGAAGATTGTCTCGTTGAGAATCTTCAGAAAAGCGTTCGGAGCGAGGTCGCTAAGCAGGCCCTGGTCAGACCCTGCGGCGCTGGAAAACACCGTTTCATACTGCAAATCGGTCCAGGAATGCCGGCGGACAAGGTCTTCGCAGATTTCATTCGCCAGCCCGACGATCTGGATGAGCTGGTCATCTTGCGACGACATGACGATGAGGGGGACTGTCAGACCTTGGCGCTGGCAGAACTCCTGAACGATTTGCAGCAGGGTCATGATAACTCCTTAGAGCTTTTGAGGCTTGGCGGCGGGCTTGCCCCCGGACAGTGCGTCAACCTTCGCGGCCAGTTCGCGGAGTTGGGTTTCGAGCTGCTCGTTGCGAGCCTGGAGGTTCTCGTTCGCGGCTTTAAGGGCGGAGAGTTCTTCGCTGGCCTTGCCGGTCGAACCAGCACTGGTCAACCAGTCAATGGCGCGCTGCTTGAGCGCACGGCCACCCATACCAATACGGGCCAAGACTTCTTCGTTGGCCGCAGCCAGGTCTTCAACCGACCGCACATGCAGGGACAGGAGAGTCTTGACCTGCGACGGCGACAGCGGCGGCCAGTCCGTGATCGGGGTGCCGTTCGGCGGAGCTTCGCGACCTTCGCACCAGTCCTTGTAGACTTCCTTGAATGCGTTCAGCCATTCGCGAGGGCAGCGACCTTCCGCCACATCCTGCTTGAGCTTGTCGAACCATTCGTCGGCTTTACGCTCGATGCAGTCCTTGGACCCCATCGGGGTAATCAGAGCGTAGTGAACATCCCGGCCAACGTAGTGACCGGCGTCGATTGATGCTTGACGGTCTTCCTCAGCCCGGACTTCAAACCGGACAAACGGGGGCCGTTCTTCGAGTTTCTGTATCATTATCTAACTCCCACAGTTAGTGATAGGAACCTCCCACCAAAAAACCCCAGGGCCGAAGCCCTGAGGAAACACCGTGGGAGGTGAAAGGTGTTAGCCGTTAGCGTTAGCCGACGGGTAAGCGAGCTGGCAGACGGCAAAGCCGGCGGCCGGGGTGCCGATCGCGGTCTTGCTGCGGATGCCGTCGATCTTGTCGCCAGCGACAACTGCGTCGTCCGGGGTGCCTGCGGTGGCAGTCCAGTAGACGTTGGCACCGGCGGCGAAGGCTGCGGCAACCTTCACAACTGCCGAACCGGCGATCTGGTACCAGCCATACTGGTTCTCCCCGTTTGCAGACATTGCGATGCCGACAGGACCGCGGTCGCCAGCAACACCACGCTTGGTCGTGTTCGCGTAAGTGTCGTAGATGACAGCTTCACCAACAGCGGTGGAAGCCAGGCCCTTGAGGTAGACGAACTCACCCTCACCGAACGTCGGGTCAAAAGCCTTGACACGCGTGCCGATTGGATGCTTCTGGACAGTGGAAGTGGCCGCTATCGGCTGCATACCGACTTTGGGATCAACAAAAGCATAAGCCATGATAAAACTCCTTGAAAAGTGACTTGTCGATTCTCCCCCGGATTACTTTGTGGTAATACCGGGGGAATTCCGGTTGCCAGGCTTACGCCTTCTGCACACCTTGCAGCGCACGGTTCGAGCAGACGAGGTTACCCATCCACAGGACCGGGACAACAGCTGCGTCCTGGTTGTAGGGCTTCATCTCATCCATCACGGTCATGTCCGCGTCCTTGTGCACGACCAACTCGAGGTAGTCGGTGTTCAGGAAGTAGGCATGATCGGCCGGGATACCAGAGCCACCGTCGAAGATCACATCCGCGCCCTTGTACTTCAGGCTGACAAAGCCGGCGTTGGCCTTGGTCTCGTCGGTGTAGCGCTTGATGGAGGTCTGGGACTGCTCGAAGAACGTGAAGTAGTTATTGTCCATCACGATCAGGTCGGGCTGGTCGTCGCCACGAACCAGGCTGAGCCACAGGGGCAGCATCAAGCTTTCCATCGTGGACGAGCCGGGGACAATGGCGCCGCCGCCCTGAATCGGAGCAGCCGCGGACTGCACCTTGTTCTTCCAGAACGTCCAGGTTGAGGAGTCAATCCCGCCGACCGTGCCGGTACCAGCGTCAGCCACCAAAGCCTGCAGACCATTGACCTGATTGGCCAGCGTGCCGTCGGAATAAATGTCGGCGGAGAAGTTGTTCTTGAACGTGCGGATGGCGTTCTTCAAACGGGCCTTCACCAGGTTGATGATGCGTGTATCGCCGCTGTTGGTGCGGAGTTCCAGGCCGCTGGCCACGACGTTGATCGCGATCTGACGCCACTGGTATTCAGCCGCGCTGATCACATCCGAGGCGCCGATGTTCAGCACATCGTAGCCGCTGTAGCGCTGATAGGTGTTGTTCTCAGCATAGTCGAGCGGGGCGACGATGGTCAGGCCGCCGTCTTCGCGGCGAACATTGCCCTTGTCGTAGATACGACGCAGCAGGGCGTTGTTCTTGGACACGTTGTCCTTGATTTCCTTGGCGTGCTTGCGGAAGGTGGTCGAAACCAGTTCCGTGAACACGGTATTGGGACTTACCATGATTGAAACTCCTTATGAAAGATTCGATTATGCCCTGGACTTGATGTTTGCCAGAGCCGCGCTAAGCGTGTCGTCGATACTTCCAAGGGGAGCCGTTCCGCTCGCCGCTTTCGCACTCGATTTCACATTCGCACCAGTTGCCTTGCGGGCCTGTTTTGCTTTCTCGGCGGCTTCCGCTTTTGCCTTGGCATCAGCATCCGCTGTCAAGCGGGCTTGCTCCTTAGCACGGGTGACCGGGTTCACCCAGATCGCCTTCTCGTAAGCATCTTTCAGGTCCTTCGCAGCGCCACTTCGCAGAAGCCCAGCAATGTCGTTTGCGACTTCGTCGAAGTACTGATGCGCCGGATCGGAGGCGAAGGTGTCAATTTCCGCTTGCAATTTGCTGCGAGCGTCGTTGGCCTCCTGTTGCTCCCGATCATTCAACCGTGATTGTAGGTCAGCCAGCTGTTTTTGCAAGCTTGCAACTTGCGGGTCGATGTATGGGGCTTCGTCGCCGAGGTCAACGCCATACTCCTTGGCAAGGTGCTGGAAGAATTGCTGTTTTTGCTCGGGGGTGCCAGTGGCCAAGGCGACGTGCGCGCGCATCAGGCCTGAGACTTGCTGCATCGGATCGACGCCCTGGGCCTGGAAGATGTGCATGTAAGGCTGCAGGACGCCCTTGAGGGCCTTACCGATGGAAGCATCGGCTTTGTAACCTTCCAAACCCTTGAAAATGTCCTCTTCACGCTTCAGGACTTCCTGTTGGACTTCCGGCGGGAGCGTCGCGAACTTTGCCGCGGCCTCGGGGCGCCAGGTTTTCGGGGGCTGGAGGGTGGAAGTTGCGGGCGCGGGTTCGCCTTCCTTCGCCGGCGGAGTACCCGTAGCAGTAGAATCAGCTGTGCCAGCACCAGCAGGGTCAGTACCAGCGTCATCCAGGTTAACGTCGTCAGTTCCGCCTCCATTGTCATCACCTCCCGAACCGCCAAACAAGTCAGCGGAAATTGTGTCACCAGCAGCGGACAGGTCCAACCCGCCTTCGCCACCACCATTGTTGTCAAGATCTTCGATACCCACGGTATTCTCCTTTACTGTCGTACCACAGTGGCTGTTACGCCGGACTGCATTTCGCTGGCAAGTTTTTCAAGTTTCTGCGAGGGCAGGCCAGCTACCAACTGCTCCGCAGTTCGCTCGATTTGACGATCGAATTCAGCTTCGCTCGCAGCGTGATTGCGGCGAGCGGTTTCGGTTTCCCCCGGCTCCAGCACACGGCAGCCGTGGCGACGGAGGTTCTCTTCGTGCGCGCGACGACCTTCAATCCATTGACCAGTTACGGGGCAGGAGTATCCGGCATAGTCACCACGGACTGCGGGAGCTGCGAGTTGCCTCATAGCCACGGTTCCGCAGTTGCAGGTTTGTGGCGAGTCGTACTCCGCGAGCTTGAGGAAACGGTCGAAGGCGGCTTGGCACGAGGGGCACTTGTAAGGATAAACTGGCATGATAATCTCCCACAGATTACGGTTGAGTAACGCCGGGGAGATTAGCCGCAGCCATCTTCAGCCGAAGCTCTTGCAGCTTCATTGCGTGCGTGGCGGCTGCCAATTCCCCTTTGCGCTTGAGTTCTCCCATCTTCGCGGCGGTTTCAGCTTCTTTGAGCTGCTTATCCATCGCGAGCATTTCCATTTTGACTTTCTGCTCAGCTTGCGCTGCCTCGAGATCGGCTTTAGCCTTCGCGTCCGCGCCGTTGCCCTGCGGTTGTGGGGGCCGCATCTTTTTCAGATCGTCCTCGACCTCCGGTCCGAAGCGGTAGCGGCGGGTGACGGCCAGGAGAATGGACTTCGCAGCATCGAACGGAAGGACACCTTGCTGGACGAGCGGGGCTGCACCGTTCATGAACTGTGCGATGGCGTTGAGGAACTCGCCCATGTTGGCTTTGTCCTCAGTCGCCTCGGCGTCGACAGTCGAATTGGTCTCAACATCAATGCGGTAGTTTCGCTGAAGGTCATTTGTCAGCAGCCCCATGATCTCGTCCCAGGACGGGAGTTGAGCAGCGGCCGCGATTTGCGGTGGAGGCGCCTGGGGAGGGGCTGGCGGCTGTCCGGGCATTTGCGGTTGGGCTTGCGCCTGCATCTGAATCTGTTGCAGCACAGCCTGGGCCTGTTGCTTCTGCTGTGCAGTCGGGAATTGCAGACCAGTCATCTGCGCAATGGTCTGCTGGGAGAGCTTCGTCATAGCAATCTCGCCCATGATCCGCAAGCAATCCCGAACGTAGCGCGACACCCGCTTCTGCATCTTCTTCAGCCGCAGTGTCCCCCACTGGTTCTTGATGTTTTGGGCAGTTGCGGTTTCCGACGCCACCGAAGCTCCGCGCAGGATGTCACTGATCCCCGTGATCTCGTAGATTACTTGCTTGATCTGTTGACGCTGGAGGTAGAGCTGCTGCAACACGGCCACAAGCTTTTCCAGCGGCATGAGCCAGATTGCTTTTTCCAGAGTCTGACCTTGCTGCATCGCCGCTACGTTTTCGGCAGGGATCAGGACGTTGTCGTCCGCTGCCAGGACCTTGTCCAAGCCCTCAAGCGTGGAGTCGTAGAATCCGCGGACTTTCAGCGCCTGGACGATCTTGTTAATCCGCACCGTGACGCGGTTGAGTTCCTTCGCCTGCTCCTCATACATCATATACAAGGGGATAGGGATGAGCGAACTGATCTTCGGGAACAGGGACAACGGCTGCGGCATGGGGAAAAACCCCGAGAGTTCGAGCGGGTCTTCCACCGACTTCACGAAGCCAGCGGGATAGCTCGGAGCCAGAAACCGAACCATCTTGGTTTCCTTGTCCCAGATCTCGAAGACATGCGCGAGGGTAACGCCTTCGGCGTCAGTCAGCTTCGCATCGTCGTTATCGCCATCATCGCTTTGTTGCCCGCTTTCCTTACCACTGACGTTCAGCGGAACGCGATGGCCGACCTCTTCCCCGAAGTTCTTAACCAGTTCCTCGCGGGTCATGAAGTGTTCAAAGGCTACCCACGGAACGTCTTTCCACTGCTTCGCATAGCCGTGCAGGAACCGATCCCAGGGCACGGCTTCGCCGCAGACTGTTTCGTATTCGACTTGCTCAGCCGGTTCGGGGTGGATTTCCCCCGCGACAGCCTCGATTTCCCCTTCCCCGGTCCCGTCTTCCTGACCTTCGGTCGGATTGTTCGGCTCGGGCTGCTCCACGAACGAGGCGTCATACTTGAAGCGAGTCACCCCCTGCCCAGGCACGAGGGCTTCCAGCACCGCCTGCTGCATCAGATCGTCGAAGGGCGTGTAGGTGCCAAGTTCGTTGTCGATCAGGAACTCAAGACTGCGCCGCGCAACGTCAGAAGCAACCTTGCCAAGCGGATCATCGTCCTTGAACCGACGCTGCACCACTGGCCGCGGCAAGTTGTTGTAAAGTGCCGGAGCGAGTGTCTCGGTGTTGCTGTAAAGGATATTGAAGGGGGATTCGGAGGCCTTCCCACCTTCGTAAAGCTTCACCACCCGCGAGGCATCCTTGCGGTAGTCCTTCAGCCGTTTGCGGGCGGAGTCCAGTTCCGTCAGCCACGACTGCACTTTCGGATCGGCTTTCGCCGTGTCCACAGCACCTGCAAGAGTTTTCGTTGTGTCCATGTTATCCTCTGATCGTCAGATTTCTGCCGCTTCTACTCGACGCTGACGCTGCCGTTCGACAAGTTGGTTGATAGTGTATTGACCGGGAAGTTTTGGCAAGCCCGAGCCTTGCGGCGGGGTAGCCTTCGGAACCCAAGGCCGTGACATGACAGCATAACGGATTTCGTCGGCTGCGTGATCCTCGGCCTCGGTGTCCAGGTCTTCAGGGTCCGTTTCGTCGTGCTGGAGGGTTGGGAGGGTGCGGATGGTGTCTTCGCAGCAGTCGCAAAAGTACAGCATCGGGGTTCCCCCCTGACCGACCAGCCGTTGCCGGACCTGTTCCCACCCCGCCTTGCGCTTGTTATCAGCCCGGCGCCAAGAGCACTTGTTAACCGCCATCGTTTCACCGATGGAAGGTCCGCCGTCCCGGATGAAGATCGCGGGGTCAGCTACACCATAACGAATCCGCTCACCCTTTTCGCGTTCGACAATCCCCTGCGCGACGAGGTCAGCCGTCATCTTCAGGCCCTTGTTCGGGCCAGTAGAGCCGTACCACTCCCGGTACTTGACCATCGCACCTTTCGGCAGCGTGCGTTCGCCGAGCCGGTATTCCTTGTCCAGCACGGCGTACCAGCCCACGCTGAAGGGCTTCGCCGACCCCCAGTCGAACGCACGAAAGTATAGCATACCAGGGTTTCGCAGGGCGAGGAACTCATTCGTCGGCAGGACATGAACGAACTCGTCCCACTCGTCGAAGAAAGCCCCATCAACAATGTCCCAGTTACCCTCCAACCAGGCCTGGACCAGCGCCTCGGAGCCGGATTGGCGGAGCCGCAGGATATACGTTGGGTCATTCCGCACCAGGAGCTGGTTATCTCCGATCTTCGAGGGGATGAATACCCGTGAAAGGCTGACCATTCGCTTTTCCCCATCAACCTCAATCTCCATCTCTTCCGCGATTACTTGATAACCTTGCGGGTTGGGGTCGATGTAACGCTTCTTGACCCAGTTATGCCCAGCCCCGCCAGGGTTGCCGGTAAGGCGCATGCCCACAGGAACGCCAGAGCCAGAGCGCAGCGTTGCGCGGAGCTTATCAATCGGAGCTGGCGACGGAAAGTTCGTGACCTCCTCGACGTAGACTCGTGTGTAGTTGTGGCCTTGGTATTCCTCGGCATCGGAGTCCCTTTCGAGATAGGCAAACTTGAGGCGAGCGCCGTTCGCCATTGTCCAGGTTTTCTGCTGCTCGTTGTACTTCGCCCCGAGCTTCGGGAAAATCTGCTTCGTCCGGGCAATGACTTCCGCGAGCTGGACGAGTTTCCGGCGGAAGAAGATTCCAATCGCGCCTTCGCCGTAGAGGGACGAGTGCTGCAGCCAATCCCCGATGGAGGATTCGGTTTTCCCGCCTCCCCGAGCACCGCCGTAAAACACTTCGAAGATCGGGCATTCCAAGAGCGCGGTCTGCGGCCCAGGCTGGGGGGACCAGAGGATTGTCTGTTCCGCCTCAACCTGGAACATGCACTACCTCTGCGTCCAGGATTTGACCGTGGCCGGGGGTGGAACTGGTAAAAACAGGGGGGAGGGTCTGGGAAGTACCCCTCGGCCCATGCGTCGCAGCCCATTCCTCAGCACTCGCAGCTTTCGGCGGCAGGGCGACGACGAAGTTCTGCTGGACGTTGAGGTTCTGCTGCCGAGCGCCGTAGCCCAATGCCTTCGAGGTCACTTCCAGCGCCTTGAGCGCGGTGTCCGGGTTCTGGGTCACGGCGAGCTTGTCAAGAACAACGTCCAGGCTCTTTGAGGCGAGTGCGCGGAGCTTCTCGTCGATGGAGAGCACGAGCTGCGGGTCCACCACCTCCATTTTCCGAGCCGCCAGTCGGGCCTGAAACGCATCCGAGTTCATCACCCGCGAGAGCCAGCCCTGGGTGTACCCGAACTGCGCCGCGAGCTGCCCTTGCGACACCGCAGGATTCGCGATAATCATGTCAATCAGCGCGTCGTGGGTGTATTTCACCCGCTGGATTGCTCCGGCCGCGCTTTCCGTTCCCATCAGTGGTGTGCTCATGTCAGTCCCCTTTGCGTGTGCGGAGATCAGTTAATCATGCGCGGATTGTAGGCTGCGGGCCGTGGGTTGTCAAGCCCGAGTCGGCGGAAACCTGTGGCCGAACAGCTACCCCGCCGCCCTTCACCAAACTCCCGCGAGTTACGGGCGAGTAATCCGTGGGAGAATCCTCGGAACCTGGGGGAGTGGAAAGTGGCCCTAGCGCGTGGAGGTGTAATGCCGCTAAACCCCCGACCTGCGATCCCCCGGCATCCGGGCAGACCCCCCCCCGTTGCCGTCCGGAGGCTGCGGGCACGAAACTTGCTAGGCAGCACGCCACCGCGTCAGGCATGGAATGTGCTAGAGGGCAGGCATGGCGCACCATTGTAGGGCATAGCGGCTGGCTATTGAGTATGCGACGGTGATAGAATAATTTTTTGCATCAGGCTATTGACAAGCGCGGCTGCCGTGCACGATAATCCGATTGTGCAATGTCGCACATCACATTGAGGATGAAATCATGCACGATACCAATAAACGCAATGCCGTCATCACTGCAACCATTGACGGGCAAACACTGACACTAACGTTTGCCAACGGCAAAACGCTAACGCTATGTGCGGACGCGCTGAACACCAACATTCGGGCGCAGGCCGTCATACACGGGTTGAAGCAGAAGCTCGTGGATGCAGCCGCGATTAGTCGCAACCCCGAAACCGGACGGGCTGCGAGCGTGGAGGACAAATACCAAGCGGTTAAAACCGTGTATGACCGGCTGCTGGCCGGGCAGTGGAATGCGCCGCGGGAGGGCGGCGGGACGACCGGCGGGTTGTTGTTGCAAGCCCTTTGCCGTCTGCTTGCCGGGCGCAAAACCGTCGAGGAGCTCAAGGCGTTTCTGGCGGACAGGTCCGACGCCGAGAAAGCCGCACTACGAAAAAACCCACGCGTGGCGCGTATCATCTTGGACATACGCGCCGAACAGGATAAAGCCGCGGGCATTGACACTGACGCGATGCTGGACGAATTGGAATAACGACGAAGGAGTGCAATTTGACATCCCCACCGCCATCGTGTATGATGTTGGTGGGAATGTCCCCATACATCGGAGCATATCATGAAAAATCGACCAATCAAATACAACCAACCAATTTCGACCGCCGACGGGTTGCGCGAAGCCATACGTGACGTATTAATTGATGAGTGCGGCGAGACATTCACCGCCGCGTGGTTGCAGACCCGCCTACCCTATGGCAGCCGCGTCCGGCGAATCCTCGGGGAAATGGTGCACGATGGGACGCTCCATCGTGTGGGGTATGGCATTTATCAAAAAGCCGGTCATTAACCCCGCCCGCCCCGCCCCCGCCATAGGCGGGGGTTTTTTTTTGTCCGGCCCACGGATTCCGTGGGTTTTTTTGTCCGGTGAATCCCCGGCAACCCGGTTTTCCGGGCCCATGGCGGCAAACCCACGGCAACCCGGTTTTCCGACCCACGGCAACCCGGTTTTCCGGGCCCATGGCGGCGTTTTCCGGGCGGGGATATGGTATGGTAGCCACGAACGTCCAAAACCCCGTCAAACGCCCGTTAAACGCGATTGCGGGGCATGTGGATAACGCATGGATTTATCCACA